AACGCGCCGAAATGCTCACCAGAGCGAGATTAGAAACATTGTAAATCCGACCGCCAGAAATGGCGGTTATTTTTCCATATTTTACCATTTATTTATCTTTGTAAAGATATCTTTGAAAAGATTTAATATTTTAGGAAGATATCTTTTTAAAGATATCTTATCTTGATTTTTTGCGGTGGAATTCGTATAATTGAGAATAGGAAAAACGAAGGAGGTTATTAAAATGATTGTATTTAAATTTGACGTTGCAGCTGCATTAGAATCCGCCGGGGTTACTTCTTACACGGCTGTAAAAAATGGATTGTTATCTGTCGACACATGGCGGAAAATCAAGAAAAACGATGCAAATATAAGCATGAAATCTCTTAACAAAATTTGCATCATTCTGAACATGAAGCCAGAACATTTAATCACATACAAGCTGGATGAAAAAGAAGATTCTGACATAATAGAAAGGCTCAAAAAACTAGGTTAAGAAGATAGCTTTTGAAAGATGCACGATACCCCATACAAGCATCTGTATCTGTAAGGGGTTAAAAAGAATGTAATCTAGTATCTTACTTCATACAGTAAAACCAATGAAATCTAATATATTCAAGAATGAAATCTAAAAAAGAATTTAAGTACGTAGTAATATATTAAATCTTAAAACAAATACAGAAACCGATTAAATCATAAAAAATAAAATTCCCTATTGACAGAATGATTAAATTTTTGTATCATATCCCACAAGAAAGAAAATTGAATTTAAAAGGCATCTAGCTAACGCCGTTGCCCTGGATGACCTGAACGGCAAGGACGGCACCCCAATTATTGATTAAGATACCAACACGCCGCAGAATGAGAGTAAAATCTTTTTCTGCGGCTTTTTTAATTTACCGCAGCAGGAACGAGGAAGGAGGCGCGGAGCATGGAAAATAAAATTTATGATTCAGAAATCGAGGCGTGTCTAGATTCATTCTGTGCCGAAAAGGGAATTACAGACATGTCCAAGGAATCCCAGAGCGTTTGGAATGCCGCCTTGATGTATATTAAAAAAATTGTATTCCCAGATGTTAAACAGTTAAAATCTAGTATTTTATTCAAGAATGGTATAGGAGCAATGAGCAATTGTAATGCCTATGACTATGAGCTTGTAGACCATATCTGCGATATATATATTTATTTATCCCTGATGAACGATAAAGAAGTATCTATCAATGGCTTTAGTTTTTTAACAGGGATAAGTAGAGATGCAATAAAAGAATGGGGAAATGGTAATAAAAAACTAAGTGATAAAGCTTTCAAAATTTACAAAAAGCTAGTAGATGTAAGGCTTGAGAGTTTATCGGGCAAACTAGCCACAGGAAAGCAGAACCCTGTAGGCGTTATCGCAATCCTAAATCACTTTTACGGTTGGAACAGCCCATATGCGCCAGATGCTAACAGACATCGCACCGCCCTATCAGCTGCCGAACTTCCAAGACTAAACGAGGTTAAAACTGTTGAAATTGCACAAGATGCAGACAGATTGACGGACAGCGGAAACGAATAAATCAATATCTAGTTTAAAATAAATGCTTGACACAAGATATTGATTCAAAACTATTCGCATAACTATCATTTTGCGAATAAATACAGAAAATTATAGTCAATGCGGATGAACAGCGGTTGTTGCGGCTTGGATGATTCCGCCGTTGAAAATGGACGGGGGTGGGGGTCTGGATAGGAGTAGAAAAAGCCCCTACTTAGTCCCATAAATATCCTCAAAAACAAAAAGCCCCCATCTGCACAAAGGAGTGATAAAAATGTTTTGGAACCCATTTAGAAGAATTAAGGATTTAGAATTCGATGTCGATGTGCGAGACCGTACAATCGAAAATCTGAAAAAGGAGATTGAGGAATTAAAATCTCCTACAAGACCAAAGTATCATCCAAATACAACCTGTATTGACTGCGAATATTGCATTGTTGAGGAACGGGAAAATTACGGAAGGATAGGTTATGTAGGCTATTATTGCAGACTCAATAATAACTGTGAAGATTACACTTTGAAAGAGTAAGTAGGCGGTGTCACAAATGTACGATGAAAAAGAATGTTGCGGTAAGTGCAGATATGCCAGTGTAGACCATGAGTTGCTTTTTACCTGCAATAACGAGGATAGTGAATATTACACTGATTACACGGAATATGATTATGGCTGTGATTGTTTTGAGCCGAAGGAGTGAATGACATGAGAATTATTAGCCAGAGAGGAAGGGGTTCTGTTGATGAATATGGATGCTATATCTATATCAACGAGCGGAACGAAATTATTGGAGACATGGGAAAAACAGCCGCCTTGCTTGGCTCATACAAAACTATAGAACGCGCAAAAGAAGTCTTTGACGAACTTCATGCGGCATACGAAGAATTGCCATTCTCTGGAAACAATATTTTCCGCATGCCAAAGGAATAACACCGATATGTACCCTGTTTGTTGCGCTTGCCTTTGAGCGGTTTAGTTCATGACTGTACGGTGATTATGGAAAGAAACAAGGCGGCTATAGACGCTGATTTTCGGACGCAGGGTCTTATATATGCACCAGTAGTTTAATGGCAGAACATCAGCCTTCCAATCTAACGGCGTGGGTTCGATTCCCATCTGGTGCTTTTCATCTGGTTTTTGGACATTTTTCCAGATGAATAACACGACCTTTCACCCACTAGGGGAATCCTGTTAAGAGCCATCGCACGGCTCGGTGGGTTTTTGGCTTGTATGCTGATGGAGCTGGCAGCAAGACCAAACACCAACTTCATATTTGGGGCGTTTTAACGGCATCACGCCCCACTCTGGATTCTTAGCTCAGTTGGTTAGAGCATCCGGCTCATAACCGGACGGTCCTCGGTTCAAGTCCGAGAGAATCCATTTGCGGTCTTTCGGTATCGTGGTTTATCGCAATCATTGATTCTGCTGACTGACCGCATATAAAACCTACCCTTCAAAAATCGACAAACACCCTGTCAGTCCGTTTTTCTGGTTTCGTGACTGACATTAAACTCAAAACTGAAAAATCATGATGGGGATTGGATAGAAACTTGATTTAGGTGAGGTCGATTCGGATTTCACTATTAGAGATGGTGTCTTTTAAATCCCCATCCTCTGCCAACATACCGAAACGGTTATAACGGCGTGGTCTTGAAAACCATTGTGTCGGTTAGAATCCGACATGGGGGTTCAAATCCCTCTGTTGGCGTTAGGGTTCACGATGAAAACCTTACTCGCAACCTTATGGGTTAAAATCGTTGTAAAAATGCGTGGGTCGAAAGCAGTCTTTTAGGTCTGCGATAAAGCGGACTTACCCCGGGTTATTAGTCTGTGAGTAGGCGTATGATAATTCAAAATTGAATTATGGTAGATGGTGGCGGAATAGGTATACGCTTATATCTAAGAGCTGATAGTGGTCGGGTACAATATCGTACGGAGGACGCTGATAGGAATGCAGTTCATGCGCGGTGCAAATCCACGCCCATCTAAGAGGTTTGGTCGCACCAGAATAAAGTGTTGGTTGCGTGAATCCCACTTGAATTAAAAAAATGCCGATGGCAGATTGGATGTCACCCTTTCTGCCTATCGGAGACGCACAAGTTATCCCGATTATTTGATTGAAAACGAAAGGCGGTGTTTGTAATGGCGCAAGGCGTAAAAACCATAAGCAAGAAAAAATTCTTTGAAGCGTTTGAATCGTTCTGTAGCGGACGAATGACGCTTTCCAAGGCTGCAAGACATATCGGCATCAGCGTGCCTACTGCATCAAAATACTTCAACATGTACATAAAAGGCGAGCCATTCCCTGATACACTGTTCGGGACTGAAAAAGACCAAGAACAACTGGAGAAATTTCTCAAATTTAAAGAGGAGTTGCGAAAATGAGTGATTGCGATTTAAGAACTTGCAGATACAACAAAGACGGTAAATGCACCGATACTGACAACCGAAAAGAATGTGTTAAAATTGCAAGACTGGTATTATGCAAGGATTTTGCCTATGAGAGAGAAATCAATAACGGGTAAATACATAGGGAACGCAATCGGATATTGCCACTGCAAGGCTCATACTGGGGCGTTGAACAAGGAGCTTGCTTATAAGCATAAATGTATCGCAAAGCGGTGCAAATGGCTTGAGAAGTACAATGATGAGGCGTGGAGAAGGAAAGAAAGGTATGTGCGGTAATGAAAAGAAAAACACTTGAAGAATTGGCGGAAGAAACTGTTGATAATGCGCTGAGCAACGTTGAAATTAGCGGCGTTCATTTCAGAGAGTTTGTTGAAAAATTCGGAAACGCCCACGAAAATACGAAATGCAATTTATCCATTTGTATATATAACAAATGTGGAAACTGCATAGACGATGAAACTCGCAAGGGGTGTGTAACTGTTTTAAAAGCGGTTTTAGGAATTTGAGGGGGTTACGAGTAATGAGTAATTTTAGGATTAAAAATGCAATCAATATCGGAGATAAAGTAATATGTGGCGTGAGTGGCGTGGTTGGAATTGTAGAAAAATTCTACCACCCTACTTCTCTTGAAGAACAGACTATGATTCTTTGTCCAGACGGAAGAAGATACCATGCACCGACAAGAGAATTTTATAAAATATAATATCATTACCGACTAACAATTTGGAAGTTAGCCGCTAACCCTAAACATCTGAGGGCAAAGGATTTTTGCACCTTTGCTTATTTGAGCGGAGGTGCTTTTTTAATGGCAAGTTTTGAATTGATAAGTGCTGTACAGGACTACGAGAAATACATATCGAATAACGGAATCAATGAACAGGTTATAGAATTATACTGTGATGCTGCAAAGGTTTCTATTGAGACTGAAAAAGATATTGAATACGGTCTTTCATTGACAAAAAGGGCAAAAGAAATTATCGAAACTCTAGTTTTAAACATGACAGGTTCTGATATATGGACTCTGGAAAAATACGCTCAAGATAACAATCAAGAATACAATCTCTTAAATAAATATTATGAAGTACTAAAACTTGAGAGCTATGAAAAATTGGAAAGCTTTATTTTTTACATGGAAAAAAATAGGCACTGGAGCAAAAGATTCTATTCTCCAAGAAGAAAGACGCTGAATGTTGTCGTACAAGACCTTGAAGATTTAGAAAACAGAAAAATTAAATTCTATGGGTTATCTATGCCAAGCCGCGTCGGTAAATCCACTACTTGTATTTTTTTCTTGAACTGGATTATGCTTCGCAGACCCAATAGCCATAATGCGATGGGCGGGCACTCTGGCATACTTGCAAAAGGTTTTTATAAAGAGTTATTAAATTTGATTTCTACAGAAGAATATTCATTTCAAGAATTATTTTATTATTGGCATCCGCGTTACATCAATAAACCTGTTATCTTGGACAAGAGCTCCGATGAGTTTACTATTACTCTCGGAAATTCAGACAGATTCGCAACTGTTACCTGTAGAGGTATTGATGGAACATGGACAGGTGCAGTTGACGTTTCAAAAGATGGATATTTATATGTAGATGACTTAGTTCGTGACCGAGAACATTCACTAAGCCCTGTCAGAATGGAGAATACCTTCCAAGAGTATTTGAACAAAATGGTAGACAGAAAAAATGATGGTGCAAGAGAATTGATGGTCGGCACTCTATGGAATGTATTAGACCCGTTGGAACGACTCAGAAAGCAGTATGAAAATGATACAGAATATAGATTTAGAAAAATTCCTGCTCTGGATGAAAATGACGAAAGTAATTTTGATTACGAAATAAACGGATTTTCAACCAAATACTACAGAGAAATGAGAGAAAGATTAGACCACGCTGAATGGATGGCTAAATTCATGCAAAGCCCTTATGTTCGTGAAGGTTTGCTGTTTGAAACTGATAGCCTCAGATATTTTAATGGTATTCTTCCAGATGGTGATTTCAGACGTATTGGAGTTGTAGACGTTGCATGGGGCGGAGGAGATAGCCTTTCAATGCCTATTGGTGCTGAATATGAAAATGGGGATGTTTATATTTATGACTGGGTATTTAACAAAGGCGCAAAAGAAATCACAATACCGCTTGTTGTTGGACGCGTAATGGGAAATGAGATTAGGCAACTAAGATTCGAGGGAGATACAGGTGGAGAACTTTATTGCAAATATGTAGATGAAAGTCTGATTGCAAACGGTTATAAATGCTCCTGTACAAGCAAAAAAGCATCAAATAGAATTGACAAATTATCGAAAATTATTGCTTACTCTGGGGACATAAAAAGAAAATTTGTATTTATATCCCCTGCTCGATTGAGCCAAAGTCAAATTGAAGAAGATGCAAAACTAGGAGTTCATAGATACAAAAGAAACAATGAGTATCAAGCAGCAATGGAAGAACTTGGAATGTTTGTAAGCATTGGGAAAAATAATCACGATGACGCTCCGGATAGTTTGACACAGTTAGCAATTTTCATAGAAAATCCAAATAATACTGCAAAAGTGGAAGCGGCTATCAATCCATTCAGAGGGGGTATGTCTTGGTGACGAAAGAAATCTTGAAACAATACACTGATTTACAGCAGGAATGCGTTGAGGTGCGAGAGAAAATAAACACCCTTGAAAAACAGATAGCAAGAATCGAGCAAGACGGTAGCGTCAGAGACAAGGTTTCTGGTGGAATTGGCGGCTGGCAGAGTTTTACCATTGAAGGATTTCCCTATCCTGAATACAACCGCAAGAAAGCCCTGCTCTATTCCAGAAAATCTACACTTTGCGCCTTAGAAATGGAAATCATGGAAACTATCAATCAGATAGAATCATTTATTGCGACCGTTGAGGACAGCCACATGCGGCGCATTATTCATCTTAGATTTGTCGATGGGTTGTCTTGGGGGGACGTTGCAAAGCGTATCGGCGGAAATACAGAGGACAGCGTCAAGAAAATGTTCTATCGTTTTCTTGAAAAATGAGAAGTTGTCCCCAATGTCCCGAAAAAATCTGCTATAGTTATAATAAAGAATAATGCGAACAGACGAACACTGGTGCTTGCCGGTGTTTTTTGTTTTGTCTTTTTTTCGGAAAGGAGGTGCTTTATGAACAGTAGAACACTTCAAGATGTCCTGCGTGGGTGCTATGGCAGAAAAGTGGCGTATACGGACGCAGAAAAGATAACGCCTGATAACATCATAAGCGTACTCGGCAAGTGCATAGGTATTTTCAATCTCAATAAAACAGCGATTGATTACCTCTGGCACTACTACAAGGGAGACCAACCGATACGTTATCGCCAGAAGATTGTGCGTGACGATATTATAAATAAGATTGTGGAAAACCACGCCTATGAGATTGTACAGTTCAAGGTCGGTCAGACCTACGGCGAACCTGTACAGTTTGTTAGCCGCAAGGATGATGAGCGGATAAACAAGGCTGTAGATATTCTGAATGATTACATGGTTGATGTTGATAAGCAGTCAAAGGATATTAAGTCTGGAGAGTGGCAGTCGGCAACAGGCACTTCCTTTAAGGCAGCTCAGTTTTCGGATGGAGATATAAAATTTCGCATTGTATCCCCCACTCCGTTAAATACCTTTGTTATTTACAACCGCAGCACAGAAGAACCGATACTGGCTGTGCAGGAATTGAAAAATAAGAATGGCGAATGGTATAAATTGTGCTTCACTGAAACACATTCCTGCGAAATACATAATTCGGAGGTTACGAATTGGAAACTTCATGCTTTCGGCGGCATACCGATTGTGGAATACCCAAATAACCATGAGAGGTTGTCGGATATTGAGCTTGTCATTGATATCCTAGATTCCATAAACAACATGCAGTCAAACCGCATGGATTCTATTGAGCAGTTCGTTCAGTCATGGGTGAAATTCGTAAACTGTGATGTGGATAGCGAGACATATCAGAAAATGAAACAGCAAGGCGCGCTGGTAGTCAGGTCTAATAACGGAGAAAACAAAGCCGATGTCGATATCATGACACAGGAACTGAACCAGACAGAATCACAGGTTGCAAAGGATGACCTTTGGGATAACGCCCTTTCTATCCTCGCAATCCCAAATAAAAACAATAATAACTCTGGCGGTGATACGCAGGGTGCGGTACAGCTTCGTAACGGATGGGACTTCTCTAAGACAAGGGCAAAACTGAAAGACCCTATCGTAAAAGCGGCAGAGAAACGCCTTGCAAAGGTAGTGCTGAATATCATTCGCATTAAGCATGATGATTTGGGCATTACTTCAAGGGATTTCGATGTGCAGATAAATCATAGTCCGCAGGATAATATGTATACAAAATCACAGACGCTATACCAACTGTTGCAGGCAGGAATACACCCTCTTATTGCGGTTAAAACAGTTGGTCTGTGGGGAGATTCCGAAAAAACCTTCCTTCTTTCCAAGCCTTACATGGATGCTTTGTGGCAGACAGCAGAGAAAAAGGAAGAACAGGAACGCAGGGCAGCTGAGATTGCAAAACAATCCCAAACAGTTGCAGAAGAATAAAGAGGTGGTTTCATGTCAAGAATCCCAAATGACGAATTGCATACAGAGAAAATTGTATATGAAACCTATTTCGGCGAAATGGAAATATCTGACGAAGAAAAGAAAGAACGGCTTGAGTTGGCAAAAGAACTTGAGCCGATTTTTATTTCTTTTTTTTATGCTTTTTTGGAACAAGAAGGAAATGAAGGAGACTTCATTCAAGGTCTTTCCACAGAATACGAAAAGGCGGCGTTGAAGTTTCTAAAGGTCAGAGAGCCACCAGCATACATAAAAGAATATTCGGAGAAAATCACAGAAGATATTATCCGAACAACCGTTGAAAATAAGGATACGCCCTACTTTACATCTGTTGAGCGTGCCATGAATATTGCGGCGAACGAAGCAAATACCATAGGCAACTACCGAGAATACACCAGAATGGTTAAGCAGGGTTATAAGTACAAGACTTGGATAACCATGCTTGATGATAAGGTGCGGCATACACACGCCGAAGCGAATGGGTATAAAGTCGGGATATTCGATTCTTTTCATATTGGGGCATCTGAAATGTCCTTCCCTCGTGACTACTCTTTAGGGGCAGGTGCAGAGGAAATTGTAAATTGCAGATGCAGTCTTAAATACACGAAAACTTAAACAGTCCTTATGGGCTGTTTTTTGTTTGCAAAAAATAAGCAGCTATGCGGTAAATAGCAAAACTCAGCAGGCGCGACCTGCGGTAACAAAAGCGTGAGTAAAAGAACAGGAGGTAATAACCATGAAACGAGAAGATGTGCTGAAACTTTTTCCAGAAGCAACAGATGAGCAGATTACCAATCTGTTGAATCAGAGCAACAAGGAAGTGCTGAACGAGAAAAACAAGGTAGCGCAGTACAAAGAAAAAGCCGATAAAGCAGATGAATTACAGGCTAAGATTGACGAATTGGAATCCAATGGATTGTCTGAGACCGAAAAAGCCAACAAAGCGTTGGAAACGGCAAACGCAAGAATCGCAGAACTTGAAAAGGCACAGACATTGGCAAACCAGAGAACAGCGGCGGCTGAAAAATTCAAGGTAACCGCTGAACAGGCGGCACAGATTGTGAAGGATGACGGCACATTTAATTATGACGTTCTTGGTCAGATTATCTCTGATAAAGAAACGGCTGCTGCCAAAGCCAAAGAGGAGGAGATTGCAAACAATTCCCATAACCCTAACGGCAGTAATGGCGGTGGAGAAACGCAGACGGAGGCTGAAAAAATTGCAAAAGAAATCGGAAGTAAATGGTCCGATGCAAATAAAACGGCTGAATCTGTCTTGAAAAGTTATATGTAAGGAGGTATGAAAATGAAATTCACTGAAACAAATGTAACTACACAGAAAGAAATTCTGAAAAGAAAACTTGGTGGAGAATTGTTCGTTCCTATAAAACTGGATGCATCGGCTTTTACAAAAGGCGTTTGTAAGGCTGGGAATCCTATTTCCGCAGAGGGGAAAAAGGTAAATGGTGGAAGCGGTGATTCGGCGGCAGTCGGTATTCTGCTTTATGACGTGTATGATTCTAACACTAACGGAACTATCATCAAGGCTTTTGCTTGCGTAAATGAAGCAAATGCAAACGCGAACGCAGGAATTACGATTGCAGAGGCGGTAAAGACGGCACTGCCACTGATTGTATTTGAATAAGGAGGTGTAAAGTAATGAACATTAGAGATGTATATAACGCAAAGGCGATTGCCCTTGTGCAGACAGAGGTTGCAAGCAATGCAAAAGAATATCTTGGTGCTGGGTTGTTCCCTGCGAGAAAGAAAATGGGGCTTGATTTGAAGTGGATTAAAACGTCAAAAGGTCTGCCTGTTTCCCTGTCTCCTTCTAACTTTGATGCAGTTTCTACACTGAGAAGTAGAGAAGGATTTAAGATGACAGAGAAAGAAATGGCGTTCTTCCGTGAATCCATGCTTGTGAAGGAAATTGATGAACAGGAAATCATGCGTGTGCAGGATTCTTCCGACCCTTACGCAGCAGATGTTTTGAGCAGAATCTTTGACGATGCAAACACTCTGATTGAAGGTGCAAAGGTTGTACCCGAAAGAATGATTATGCAGTTGCTCTCCCCTGCTGATGGCTCTCCTAAGATTTCTATTGAGGCAAACGGTGCTACATACGCATACAACTACGACCCTAACGGCGATTACAAAACAAACAACTTTGCAGAGTTGAGCGGAACAACTGATAAATGGTCTGACGTTGAAAATTCTGACCCTATGGGAGATATTGCGAAAGCAATGGATTCCGTAGAAGCCAAAACAGGAGAAAGACCTTTTGCTATGATTGTTTCCAGACAGACCATGGGCTATCTGAAACAGAATAAGCAAATCAAATCCGCAATTTTGGCACAGAACGCAACAGCAAATATCTTCATGGATGATAATCGTGTGAAAGAAATATTTTCTAACGAACTTGGAATTAACATTGTTGTTTATTCCAAGCAGTACAAAAAAGAGGATGGTACTGCCGCTCAGTTCTATCCCGATGGTTTCGCAACACTGATTCCTAACGGCGCACTGGGCAACACATGGTACGGTACTACACCAGAAGAAAGAACGCTGATGGGCAGCAAAGATGCGGATGTATCCATTGTCAATACAGGCGTTGCGGTTGCGGTAACGGTTTCTAATGACCCTGTGCAGACAAAAACAACTGCATCCGAAATTGTACTGCCCTCTTATGAGAGAATGGACAGCACCTATGTTATTAAATGCTACTAAAAAGGAGGTCGGTTAAATGAAATTCGACCACAAAGTAAAACATAACGGCATCTGGTATGAGCCTTTCGAGGAAGTTCCAGATTCTAATGGCAAGAAAGCCTATACAAAAAGCGAAATCGCGCGCATGCCTGTCGATGAACTGCGACAGTTGGCGTTGAAGGTTGGCATTGGTGGCGCAGCTGAAATGAACGGCACAGAGTTGAAACAGTATATCTTGTCTGCGTTTGGCATGTAAGGGGAGTGATTGCTTATGGCTGATTACAGCATTTTAGAGCAAGTAAAAATCAGACTGCGGCAGTTTCACGTTGACGAGGACGATACTGTGGTATTCGACCGAAAGGAAGAAAACCCACTCTTAAATCAACTGATAGAGCAGGCAAAAAAAGAGATTGCCATAAAGCGTATGTATCCAGAAACATACACCGAAAAAGATATTTTGTCTGACTTAGAGAGGTTTGAAAACAATATCGTTGACTTGGCAGTGTATGACCGCTCGCAAGCGGGAGAAGCCTACATGGAAAGCTATTCTGAAAACGGAGTTAGCCGTTCTTGGAAGAATAGAGAGGATTTGTTCTTTGGCGTATACCCGTTTGTAAAGGTTCTTTAAAGGGGTTGGTATCGACCCCTTTAGTCGTTTTTGGTGCGTTGCTGTTTCAAAGTGTAAAGTATAGTTTCAATAATTCTATAGAATAATGAAAGTTTAATCGAAAATAAATGAAATTTAATTAAATTTTCCGCTTAATTTTCAATTAAATTCGATAAATTTCTATTTCTTAACGAAACGGCAGCAGGGGTGCATCGTATCAAGTGGCGGTGGGCTGATGCGCAATTATTAAGCAGAAAGGCGGTACAGAAATGCAAGTCGAAATAGCATACCTCATAAGTATAGTATCTTTGGCATTTTCCGTCTTTTTCGGGTTGAAAAGTAGCAAGCATACAGACACAAAGGATATTGAGGAGCGTGTGAAGGATAACACCAGAATCAATATGAAACTGGATGCTATCGCAGGAACAACACAGGAAATAAAGTCGGAAATATCCACAATGAGAGAAGAAATCAATAAGCACAATGATAAGATTATCAAGTTGGAGCAGAGCCTTAAATCTGCACATCATAGGCTTGATACTCTTGAGGAACGAATGAATCATGAGTAGGTGGTTTCAAATGCTCGATATTAACAGACAAAAGATGTTCTATGCAAAGCAAATCGGTCAAGTCCCTGTCTATGATACGGACGAGGATGGGAATTTGAAATACATCACTGTGGACGGAAACAAAGTACCGATAGAAACAGGGGAATACACAATGGGATACGATGTACCAGTTCCCTTCTATTCTTCAATCAGCAACAAATTGAGCGAATCTCTTATTAAGGAGTTTGGTGTTGATAATTCAACAAATTTCGTTCAGATAGTCGATGACAAGGGAAAACTTCCTTTGTCTGTCGGGGATTTGGTGTGGAAGAAATCAGCGGTGCAGTATAAAGCGGCAATGGTCGATAAAGCGAGTTGTGATTACATTGTCAAAGGCGTTGCGGATGAAGGGCTGACGGTTGACTTGTTTCTTTTGCAAAAGAATGTAAAGTAGGTGCAGTATGGAAAATAAAACTGTAAATGTTCTTGGAGAGAAGTATTCAATTATGTTTGTGGATGAATATCCGGAACGGTTTTCGGATTTTGAGGAATCGGCGGATGCCTTGTGCAATTTCTATGACAAAGTGATTTATGTGTTAAATCCAAAAGAAAAATACCTAACGGAAGATGGGAAAATCAAATTAAATAAAAGGAAACTTAGGCATGAGATAGTCCATGCCTTTCTTTTTGAAAGTGGTTTATCTTCCAATACGCATGGGATTTATGGCGCATGGGCTGAGAACGAGGAAATGGTTGACTGGATTGCAATACAATCGCCAAAAATATTTAAAGTATTCCGAGAACTTGAAATTTTGTAGGTGGTTCTATGCCTAAGAAAATATCAATCAACATCATGTCCAATAAGTCCATCCAGAACGCCGTAAAAGAGGTTGAGAACTACGCATATAGCTTAACCGATAAATGTAACGAGTTTGCGAAAAAACTCGCTCAAATCGGCGCACAGACTGCCAAAATGAAGGTTGCTCAATACGATGCTGTTTATACAGGAGAACTTCTTAGCAGTATCAATTATGAGCAAGGGGCGGTTATTAAAAAAGGTGCAACGTGGATTGTGTACACTGGATGCGTTTGGGCAAAATTTATTGAATTCGGTACAGCCGTTGTCGGGAAGGAAAATCCGCATCCCGATATTGGCATTGTTGGTTGGAAGTATGACGTAAATAATCATGGAGAAAAAGGATGGTTTTACTTTCGTGACGGCGAATGGCACTGGACAAAGGGTATGCCCTCTCGCCCATTTATGTATGAAACTTCCATAGAATTAGCAGAAAAGATTGCGGAAGTTGCAAAGGAGGTGTTTGGTTGAGTGATAATTCATGGGCTTATGACCTTGGAACGGTTGTATTTTCAATCGTAAAAACAAAAGCAAAGCCAAAATTGGAATCGAAATATCCGACCATATACTTCACAAGCAACGGAAAGAAGTTAAGTGATGCTATCTTTCCTACCGTCTATATTCATCGTATGGCGGCGGCAGAACGTGGAGCAGACCTTGAAGGACTTTCCATAAACGCAACCTTGGAAACATTCCAAGTCGATGTATTCACAAACACAAGCCAATCGGATGTAGGCAGAATAATGTCTGTTGTAGCAGATGTATTCAAGGAAATGCGGTTTAAGGTTATCGCCCTTCCAGAATTTAATGAGGGAGATACATACAGAAGCACCGCAAGATTCCAAAGAGTAATAGGAGCAAATGACAGTTTAACGTGATAAAGCCGTTTAGGGCTTTATTTTTTTATGCAAAAAAGGAGGAATGAAATATGGCAGTAGCAGGTATTTCCAGTTTGGGAATCACATTCGGTTACGGTGTGGAAACCACAGCAGGAACAAAACCAACGAGTTTTAAAAAGCTGACAAGAATAAATACTATCGGCGGCATTACCATTGAGCCAGAACAGATTGACGCTTCTGCGCTGGAAGATGAAATTACAAGATACGTTAAGGGTAGATCTGACACAGGCGGCTCTTTCAATATCACAGTAAACCTTACTGACGATACAAGAAAAGAATGGGAGAATCTGATTACAGAATACAAGGGTTTGACAGGTGGCAAAAGAATGTGGTTTGAAACAATCGTGCCCGGTTTTGAAAACTCTTTCTTTGTTGTGGCACAGCCGCCCGAACAGATTCCACAGCCAGAAATCAGCCAGAACGAACTTTTGACAGTTGAAATGCCGCTGACTATTGAGGAATATAAGGGCATGGATACCACGGTTGCGTTCACGGGGGAATAAAACGCTATTCGCAGAATGAACAGGCTGTGACGGATAGCGAAGAAAACGCCAATTCAGCCGAATATTACTACTAATAAAATAAAAAGGGATGGAGAGAAAACCATCCCTTTTTATTTATTCAGAAAAAGGAGTTATGCAAATGAAAAACTTTACCATTAACAGAAAAGTGTATAAGGCAAAAGAATTTGATTTTAATCTTGTTTGTGACTTGGAGGATGAAGGTATTTCTCTTGAGGTCATGCAGGATAAACCTATGTCTATGATGAGGGCGTATTTCGGTATCTGTGCTGGCATTGGAAGAAGTGCAGCCGGGGAAGAAATGCAGAAACACATTGTTTCTGGCGGAAGTTTTGAAGAAATGGCAGAAGCTATGTCTGACGCTATGGAACAGTCTGATTTTTTTCGGGCTGCCAACAAGACAACGGAAGCGGAAGCTGCGGAAAATCAGAGCGAAGCGGAATAAGAAAAAACTACAAATCGTTTCGTGAATTGTTGATTGCTGAATGGTTCCCACAGGCATACGCTATTGGGGTTTCGTGGGATGAATTTTGGAGAATGAATCCAAGAATATTGTCTGCGATTGCAGAAGGATACAATCAACGTGTCAGAAACGCAGATTACCTGAATTGGATAAACGGTCAGTATACGCTTGCCGCCGTTACTGTCGGTGTAGAGCGAAATTTGGCAGGAAGAAAAGCGAAATCCGAATATCCCAAAAATCCGTTCTTTGAAGAAATCGAAAAGCAGAACAAACCTCTTTCCGATGATGAATTGCAAAAGCAGCGTGAATTGTTTGTTGAGCGTTTGAAAACCATGCAGTCTAACTTTGAAATCTCTCATGGAAAGGTGGTGGAAATGAATAATGAGTGAAATAGATAAACTTGAAATAAAGATTGTTGCGGATGCCGCAGAAGCGGAAAAGTCTGTCAAAAAGTTAAGCAAAACTATTGAGGGTATCGGCGGAACTGGAGATTCTACAAAGCAAATTCGTGAAATTAAATCTGTTTTGGAAAGCATTAAAACACCAGAAATAGAGATTAACGGCATAAAAGAATTTGCGAAACAAGCAAGAATCATAGCACACAACTTTTCAGAAGCCGCAAAAAGCGCAAAGGAAATCGGTGTTGCGTTAAAAGGCGTAAATCTCGGACAACTCACAAAAAAGACGAAAAAAGAATCTGCATCTGTTGAAGATTATAGTCATTTGAAGGATATCCCTGTTTTTGATACGGGAAAGCAGATTAACGGAGAGCCGATACAGGATGCCGCAGAATCTATGTCTGATTTAACGAGCGAAACAAGCAGTGCCGTTTCCGTTGCAGGGCAGCTTGCCGCCGCAATGGGACGCGTTTCTGAAAACGCCGCAAAAACAGACAGATTTTCTGGAATAGAAAAGGAGATTTCAAAAAATCTTGGCATGACAGGCGTTCTGGATATTGATAATGGGAAATTCGCTGAAACCATAGAGGAATCAAAAAGCCTTATCAATGGATTTAGAGTTGACTTAGAAAAACTCGGACTTAGTGAAATTAAGTTTCCAGAAGTCGAAAAGGCAGAACGAGAATTTAAAAATATGGAAAATACGGTTAGAGTTCTGACCGAAACCATAGAAGAATTAAAAGCGTCTGGTGGAAACGCCAAACAGATGAAACCGCTTGAAAAGCAGTTGGAGAGAATAAGCCAAAAATCAAAAATAGCAAATCTTAATCTGAAAGATACTATTGCACTTGCACGTTCTAAAATACCAAATATTCAAGAAGGGTTGCAGGAAAAACAGGGCGAAAAAACGCAACAAGTAAGCCAGAGGAAACGCTCAAATAAATCTCGTGGTCGTTCATCCGGTGGGCTTTTTGGTCGCTCTGGCGGTCGCAATAGTTTTTCTTTGCCTAAAATGATTGGTATGTCTGTACTGTACTCCACTGCATTTCAGCTGATTGGTACCATACAGTCTGCATTTGCAGAAGGTATGCAGAGTTTAGCGCAGTACAGCCAATCGGTAAACGCCAATATTTCCTCTATGATGTCCGCTTTAATGCAGTTGAGAAACGCATTTGCGGCGGCGTTTGAGCCTATTCTTTCTGTTGTCGCACCCTACCTTGCCACGTTCATTAGTTGGCTTGCGAAAGCAATCAATATGTTGGGACAATTCATTGCGGCACTGACAGGCAAAGGGTATGCGGTACAGGCTAAAAAAGTGCAGATGGACTACGCAAAAAGCCTACAAAAAACGGCAGGCGGCGCAGGAAAAGCGGCTAAGGCATTAAAGGAAATGCAGGACTATACACTCGGATTTGATGAATTGCACATCATAGACACCAAGCAGAACGATAGCGGCGGTGCGGATGGAGGTGCAGGCGGCGGTGCGGATGGAGGTGCAGGCGGCGGTGCAGGAGACCTTCTTCCTACCGATATGTTTGAAACTGTCGAGATTGATTCCAAGATAAAGGGTCTTGCTGACAGAATAAAAGAAGCATTTAAAACAGGAGACTTTTACAGCCTTGGTGCTGATTTAGGTCAGAAGATACAAGATGCACTCGGTAGCATTGACTGGGAAGCAATATATAAAAAGGCGGACAAATTCGGAACTGGGTTGGCAAGTTTTTTGAATGGCTTAATATCTCCAGACACTTTTTCTGCTTTAGGAGCAACAATAGCAGGAGCTTTGAATACTGCATTGCATTTCCTTGATTCATTCGGCACTAAATTTGATTGGTCTAATTTCGGGCTGTCCATAGCGGCTGGAATTAACACGTTTTTCTCCACTTTCGATTTTGTCCTTGCCGCAGATACGGCTAATAAATGGATAAACGGAATACTAACCACATTGATAAAAGCCGTACAGGGTACGAATTGGACAATGATAGGAGAAAAAATAGGGGAATTTATAAAAGGGATTGACTTTATCGATATTCTGTCCAATATCGGAACACTGATATTGGAAGCAATAATGGCGGCGATTAAAGCGTGGAATGGTTTTTTTGATGTTGCACCGATAGAAGCAACTATCATAGCCGCTGTTGCGTTATTGAAATTTACTGGTCTGGGTGCTTCAATAGCCAAAGCAATCGCAGCACAGATAGCAGGCTCGGAGATTGTTACTGGTATAGGAACTGCTATTGCTGGTCTTGGACCGAAGATTGCAGGATTTATATTAAGTCCTTGGACGCTTGCCATAGGGGCGGCTATATTAGCCGTTTTTATGACTATAAAGCATTGGGATGAGATAAAAGAGTTTCTTGCGAAGTTGTGGGATGGTATTAAGAAAACAGTAGTCGAAGTATGGGACTCTATTAAAAATTTCTTCAAAACAACATGGGATGAGATTGTAAGCTACTACCCAGAGAAATGGAATGAATTAAAGACGGCAACCTCTGAATTGTGGGAAGCCGTCAAAACAACCATTTCTGAAAAATGGACTGCAATTAAGAATTTCTTCACGGAAACAATACCGCAGATTATAAGTGATATTGTTGGTTGGTTCTCTGAATTGCCATCTAAAATTGGCACTGCAATTTCAACTTTAATATCCTCCATCTTCCCTACATGGGGAAATGATATCTCAACTTGGATTTCATCTTCAATACCAGAAAAAATCAAAATGATTATCGACCTGTTTAAAGGAATACCACAGGGCGTATACAATGCCGTAACATCCATGGGACGCACGATTGAGAAAATCGGCAAATGGATGTGGGAGGGCATTAAAAAAGGTTTGCTTTCTTTAGTGCCTTCTGGTGTGAAGGAAGTTGTAAGTGGAATACTTAGTGGCACAAAGAGCGCGGCAGAAATCCACTCCCCATCCAAACTGTTTAAACGGGAGGTCGGTGCTTATCTGGGCGCAGGTATCGTTGAAGGTATGGAAGAATCTGTCAATGGCGTAGGCAGTGTTATTGATGAAATCGTAGACAAAGTATCTGGCGGTGGTAGCCTTGCACCTGTTGTATCGGTTGAAGCACCAGACATTTCACAGTGGAACGAAGCATGGGACATTACTCGTGCAAAATTTAGCGAAACGAAAGCCGCTATCACATCTGAAATGCAGAACTTCTACACACAGATAAACGCTATGTCGCTGGTTTTCGGGAACACGTTCAAGACAAGCATGAGCGAATACCTCAACAAGACCTATGATGGCATTTACAACACGTTTGATGCTATCAGACAGACCTTGCAGCAAGTATCTGATGAGGTTACAAGGATGCTGAACCAGATGGTTTCCGATGCAAACTCACTGGCAGGATTGACTGGTAAAAAATACAGTCATGTCGGCGGCTACACCATGCAACAGGCGCAGCGTTTCAATATAGAAATGTTTGCGAATGGCGGTTTTCCTCGGTCTGGCGAACTGTTTATTGCAAGAGAGGCAGGACCGGAACTGGTCGGAAGTATTGGCGGCAAAACAGCCGTTGGCGGCAATGACCAGATAGAACGTGCAATTTTTAATGCTGTTTTAACGGCTATGTCACAGGCAATGGCGAACGGTAGCAGTCAGCCAATCGAACTGAACCAGAAGATTGAACTAGATGGAGACGTTATTTATAACAATCAGCAGAAAGTATCCGCAAGACGAGGGATAAACTTTGGTCTTGGTGCATTTCAAAGGTAGGTGGTTTTTGTGGCAGTAATCAAATATAACGGCACAGAAATTACCTGCCCGTCTGTGCAAGAATACGAAGGTCAACAGTTGGTTGACAGCGGCAGAAATGCAAATGGCGTTGTGGTAGCTCAAAAGATAAACCGCCGCCAAGTGAAATTGACATTGGAGTGGAAGGTTATTTATCCAAAGGAATTGCAGAAGATTTTACAGTTGATTGAAACCTTCATAGGAAACGTAACCTACTATGACCCAAAGGAAGGGAAATTCATCACAAGGGAAATGTATTGGGGAGATTATTCCGTTTCTACATATTGGGTGTCCGAGAATGGCACACCGAAAATGTTTACAGGGTTAAAGACATCCCTTATCGACACAGGGAAATAGCGGGGCGGTGGTTTTATGTATCCAGTAACAGCAAAATGGAAAGAGGAAACAGAGCAAACGCTCCGCAATCCTTCTTATGTGAGAATTGTATTTGGCGTGACAGACCCAGACGCACCCGGCTTGAGTACACAAACAGATAACGGTCATTTGCCGTACAGCGATGTTGACAGCGTGGATGTCGGCACAACCGCCCCATCCACCTATCAGACGCTGGAGCGAAACAGATTTATTCTGGACGGAAAGAACCCTCTGCCGCCGGAGAACAACCCTATATATCAGGGATATGCAGGATTGACAATCAGCGGCGATGCAGGGACATACACTACAAATCCGCTTGTGAAAATTTCATTCGGCGATTATGTGCAGTTTCCCGGGCTGACCTTCCAGTTTGATGACAGCATGGGTGATTACCCGAACAGTTTTCGGATTCTGGCAAAGAAAGATTCTGTATCTGTATTCGATAAAACCTATTCGCCTGATACTACATATTGGGAAATGGCAGACCAGATTCCGTTATGCAATGAACTGTCCTTCTATTGGCTGAACTCAAATATACCACACCGCAGGGCGAGATTGCTTTCCTTGGTGTACGGTCTGGTTAGCCGATTGGGCTCGGACGATATTGCAAGTTGTTCTTCTACAAAGGAGATTGACTTGTTATCGTCCAAAATTCCGAAACAGGAATTTGAATTTACGCTGATTGATACGCAAAGAAGATATGACCCCGAAAACCCATCTGGCTTATGGGAATATCTGGAAAGCAGACAGCCTGTCAATTACCAGTACGGCCATGAATTGTTGGACGGCTCTATTGAGTGGATACCTTGGGGCTTGTCCTACTCTACAGGCGATTTTGATGTATCGAAATCTGGCATTGTGGCAGAGGTCAGCGTAAAGTGCGCGGGTCTGGCAGACCACTTGACAATGACCTATGACGAGGGCGTGTATTCGGCGGCGGGAAGAAGTTTGTTCGACCTTGCGACAGATGTTATGAAGTTTGCAGGATTTGAAAATACAATCGAACTGGATAATGCGTTGAAAACAATCTATACACATAACCCCCTTCCATCCTCCAAAGTGAATGAGTGCTTGCAGCTGATAGCAAATGCAGGGCGTTGTATCATGAACCATAGCCGCGGCGGTTATATTCAGATTTTGCGCGAGAATGACAGCGCGACAGGATTTGATATCAACTTTGACAAAATGACGGATACGCCCACCACAACGAAGATACCGCCCCTTCGCAACCTGTCGGTGGAGTATAACTCCATCAAGGTAAACTCGGAGGTAACGGCGGCGGTCAATGCGGCTGAGGTTTCATCCGATGCGGCGCATGAATACACATTCACCCATTCGGCGTATACGAACCAACAGATTGTATTGAGCAGCGGCTTAACAATGGTCGGCACGGCGAAATTCTACGCCTACAAGACCGTAGTAACGCTCAAGGGGACGGGTACTGTCACTATCAACGGGAATAGCCTTACGGAGAATAAAATCGAGTACAGGAAGAAATACAGTGACGTTGGCGAGGATTTGAGCGGCGTTAGCAATGCGCTCATTGACAACCAGACTGACGCTATCGCATACGCAAACTGGGTAGCGGCGGTCACTCTGCGGCGCAACACTTACAGTGCGCCAGACAGAGGATATCCAGAACTGGACGTTGGAGATTCTGTCAACTTCACAAGCAACTTCGCGAATGAAACGCCTGTTACTATGGTTCAGCAGAAATTGACCTACAACGGCGCGATTAAGGGCGAGTGCCAATATATCATTGGGGGTGGTAGTTAATGGCTTGGATAACACCGATTTTTAACCGAACTGTATCCGACACCGTTACGGCGAGAGCGGCTCAGGCGAACGAGGAAAACAATAAGGGCGCACTGAACTATCAGGACTTGAACCGCATTGAGGGCAACCACAAGGAATTGATGCAGTGGCTTGAGAAGGAAGGCTACTACATCCCCAGAACATACAGAAACTACAAGGAGAGTTTCAACGGCACAACCTACACCGATTGGCAGGAAGTCAATATACCTTGGCTTTCGGAAATCAACCGTATTCGAGCGAATTATACCGCTCTGGTGCAGTTGTTTTTGGTTGGATTGGGATTGCCTGTATTCGGAGAAAGCAATTACCTTGATTGGCAGGAGGTCAACGATTGGGAACGAGTTGCCGCGGTCGGCAAGGAAATGACAGAAAATATGAAGCAGGAATATATCTACTGCGGAACGATAAACAGCGGAGGTGAACGGTTGCTATGAAGGATTTTTTAGATAGAATCCCAACCCAGGTAGGGCGGAGAAAAATCACCCATGCGGACGGGACAAGCGAATATGTGACGGTTGAAATGGCGGACGAACCTTCAGTTGTAGGTACTCCGTTAAACAGAGAAGCCTTCATGAACGTGCAGGGATTTTCTAATGAAGACACTACTATCAGCAAATCAGGTAATGTAACTACAGTTACAATAACGCATGGCGATGGTGGTAAAACTGTTACAATAATTACAAAGAACTCAAGTACACTAACTACTGTAGTATCTAAGTATACTGGACCTTCCGGTAACGTAATCACGAAAACTACTACAATAGATACTAGTAGTTCAGTAACAAGGATTGGAGGTGTTGTATCATGAGTTGGGATGTGGGTTCATGGGTAATTGACACAGTTAATTCAGTATTAAGTACTCTAATTCAAGCACATGGCACGCAGACATTCACATCAGATGGTACGTTTACTGTACCCGATGGCGTGACAAAGATTTTAGTGACTGCCTTTGGTGCAGGTGGTAGTGGATATAATTACGATGGCGGTCAGGGTGGAGACTTTGTAATAAGAAAAGCATTCATGGTTACTCCTAATGATAGTCTTTCAATCACAGTGGGAAAAGGCAATTTAAACAATGACGGTGGAGCAACGGTTATTGGCAATTTAATCACATTGGCAGGGGGGGGCAAAGGCGGAAAAAAAAGAAACCACAAAGGTGCTTTAGGTGGTACTACTGTAAATAGTGTAGAAGTAGCTGCACAAAATACTGTATTTGCCCATGGTGGTTTAAGAGGAACTGATAACAGGTCTAGTTCTGGCGGTCCAGGTGGTTCTGGAGGTGGTGCTGGATATGGACGTGGCGGAGATGGTGCAAACGGAAATACTGGATATTACGTAGGGTTTAATGGGGAAAATGGCGGCATAGGAGCCGGGGGCGGAGGATACGGTAGTAGTATGGGCACCCCCGGAATTGGCGGAGACGGCATTGTCATCATCGAATGGTAGAAAGGGGTGGATATAGCATGAAAAATTATGCAATGATTTCAAAAAACAGAGTAATCGGTGTTTTGCTAAATCAAGAAATAGAACCAGAATGGGGACCGACCCCAGACGGAAGCCCTGTGACTGCTATTCCTTGTGACGATACGGTTATGCTCGGCATGATTTATGACCCAGAAACAGGTACGTTTTCGGAATACACACCGCCCGAACCAGAACCAAAACCCTCCCAGCTTGACCGTATTGAGGAGCAGTTAAACGCCCTTGCGGCGGACAGCGTAACGGTAGAAAAATTAGAGGCGGCAATCAGTGAGGGGGTGAACGAAGTATGATGGAAACAATTAAGCACATGGCAAAGTTAGCGGCGCAGGCGGTACAGGAGAAAGCGGACACTATGACAGGAACGGAATTAAACGCTGAGGACAGGTTTATCCCAGATTTCCAGACGGCTTGTGAAAAAGAAAATATGCTGAACCGCCCTGTCGGGTTTGTCTGCAAGAGTACCGCAGGCAGAGTGGTAAAGCTGCTACAGAAATATGACAGCACCATTTACACCGCCGAACCCGAGGAATTGCCTGCACAGTGGGGTTTTGTATGGAGTGATGACCCTGCGAAGGCAAAGCCCTTTATCTCGCTGGCAACCAGCCCCTACGCGAAGGGGGACTGTTGCACGGAGAATGGCGTTTGCTATCGCTCGACCATCGATAACAATACTTGGAAGCCCTCGGAATACCAGCAGGGCTGGGAGAAAGTAGGTTGATCGTATGGCAAGAAAAATGGAAACGAGCAAGAAACTTGTTTACATATCTGATTTTGTAGCAATCTGCCTGAGTGCGGCGGTTATATATGGCACTTTCGTCACAGAGAAAGATATATCTCCGCTGGCACAGGTGGCGGTTGCATCAATTACAGAGTGTGGCGTTGCAAACGGTTTCTACTATTGGAAATCGAAAAATGAAAACAGGTACAAATATGTTATCAAGTTGATTCGTGAATGGGCTGAAAAATACGGCATTGAAGCCGTTATCCGTATTGCTGATATTGTATTGAAAGAGTGAAAGGAGATGTAGCGAGTGCATAAGATTACATTTTTAATGGAAAACTGGTATCTGGTGGTTGCGCTGATGGCGGTCACAGGAATGGTCGGTGTATTCATCGGGCGGTTTCTGAAAATGCCAACAGCGGCACAGAGAGAAAAAGTAAAAGAATGGTTGCTGTGGGCGGTCACACAGGCAGAAGCAGAATTGGGGAGCGGAACAGGCAAGCTGAAATTGCGGCAGACCTATGATTTATTCGTGCAGAGATTCCCTGCGGTTGCTATGGCGGTATCGTTTGACACCTTCTCTATGTGGGTGGATGAAGCACTGGAAGAAATGCGAAAAATGCTGAAAGAAAACAAGGCAGTCAAAGAGATTGTAAAGGGATGATTATATGGCGAAAAAGATGACGGGCAAAGAACTGGTAGCCTTTTGCCGTTCTAAAATCGGCACGAATTATGTTTATGGTATGAAAGG